CCCTCCCGCGTGCGGCTTTCGCCGCCGAAGTGGGCGAGGCATACAACGCCATCACGGGGCACAACGAGATCCCCTGGCCCGAGACGGCGCGCAACATCGACGCCATTCTTGGCCTCATGCCTGAGTGGGGGCTACGCGACGAGGCGGCGCAGATGGCGGCGTTCCGCGCGGTCATCACGCTCAAGCACGGCGAGTGGGGCGACGACGCCAAGATGGCCAGCGCGCTCACCATGGCGGTGCTGTTCAAAGACCCGCGCCGGTTCAACGGCTACCTCAACGCCACCCCCGCATACCAGCAGATGGTCGCCGGCAAGCGCGACACCATGGACAAGAAAACGTGCCCCCACTGCAAGATCAGCGGCGGGCGGCACGCCGTATCGTGCCCGACCCTGACCAAACAGGAGGCCCCCGCATGAGATTGAGACGCCGCCGCCAGATTATCAGCGTCATCGTGGCGAGCACCGACACCGGGTTGGTGGTCACCTGCACGCCTGACTTTCCAATCCCGCCGTTTGACGAGAGTCGTGGCGGTGTGCACTCGATCAATCACCTAATGGCACACTTGCCGGGAGCCCGCCTTGTGGCATTCACGGACATGGCCAGGCACGACGACGACGATGGATACCACGCCCTGTGGGAAACCTACGTCATCGAGTACCTCGGCAGGCCCAAGCGATGAGGGTGCTAATGCTCATCTTCGCCGTGCTCGTCTCGCCGCTGGGTGCGTGGCGGGAGTGGCGCTACCGGGTGCGGGAGATCCGGCGCAAGCGCACCAAGGCGTTGCGCATCATGCTCGTCGGCCACATCGAGCGCATCGCAGGCCGCCACGACAGCGTGAACCCCGCGCAGATCGAGATGGAGAACGCCTATTTCTGGTGGGCGTGGCACGAGCTGGGCATGTGGTGGCCGCGTGAGCGCGAGGCGGCACGCCAGCAGGTGATCGAGATGGCCAAGATGAACGCCGAGTTTCTCATCCAGTGCACCGCGGCCGGCGTGTTCCGGTTCAACCAGATCGGCGCCAGCGGCAAACCCGAGGTGGCGATACGTGGCATGTGATGATGACCGGTGCTCGGGTTGCGGGATGCGTCGCGGCGACGTACCGGGCGAGGGTGATTACCACATGGGGATACCGACGCACAAAGAGCTGCGCAAGAAATACGGCTCTCACTGGTACTACGGCGACGACGAGTACCTGTGCGGCGTGTTCGGCAAGCGCCGTATGGTGGTCGAGGCAGTCGAGGTGCCACGCGATGAGTTGTAGGGCGGCGTGGGTGCTGGCCCTCGCGTTTTTCTTGATCGCCATGGCGACGGTGCTCGCGCGCGGCGACGAGCGGCTGCGCGGGCGGTGGGAGATGGACGACTCGCCGCAGCCAACCACCTGGGCCATCATCCCGCACGCCGACGAGGACAGCGAGGAACGCAACCCGCCGGACGGGTTCATCGTCGTCTACATGGCGGGTGAGCAGGTGGCCGTGTTTCAGTATCGGACCGAGCGCCGCGGCGGGCTTGGTATCATCTACGTACGTCCAGACGCGGCCTGGCGCTGGATCGAGCTCGGCAGCTACGCCATCAACGGCGAGGATCTCACAATCGAGATGCCCGGGCTCACAACGACAATGGGAGTGCGAACCAAGTGAGCGAAACACTGACAGTGCTTGCAGATAGTGTAATGAGGAGGGCTCTGACCGACCACGACGAGCTAAAGATCTGCGCCATTCTCCGCGCCCTCGCCACCGAGATACAGCCGCTGGCACGGGAACTGGCAGGGCGACTCATCGATGGTGAGGTACAACCGGGCGAGACCATGAGAATAGTCGCCCTACTGGGGCGCGTGGCAGCACTTGGAGGGGAAAAATGAGCAGTACGTATGGCATCGTCTACGCAACCCAGCAGCTCGAGTGCGCCGCCGACTGCGGGCACTTCATCACCATCGGCGAGGAATGCTACGGCGACGGCACCGGCAAGTATTGGCACGGCGAGTGCATGCCCCAGTCGTGGGTCAACGAGGGCGATGAGGACGCGGTGAACCCGCGCGATCTCGAGGACGCCGAGCTACTCAAGGCGATCGAGACCGAGACCAAAGCGCACCCGATGGAGCGAGTAGGCAACGACGATCTCGTGCGTGAGCTGGTGCGGCGCTATGCGTCGCTGCGGCTCATCGACAAGGTGGCGGGCTCTAACCTCGGCATCACCGACAAGCCGCCCGAGGCGCTCGAGCTGCACGAGGTCGCCATCTACCGCGTCGCCCCCACCACGGGCGGCGACAACCTGCTCGGCGGCTACTGGCGCTATTTTCGCGTGCCCGGCGGCTGGCTCGTCTCGGAGCTCGGCAACCACAACCGGTGGTCGTACCCGGTGCTCGTGCCACAACCCGACTGGCACATGCCGTTCGGCGACGGGAGCATCGTGTCAACGGACGACGTTGACAATAGGGTGGAAGGGGATTAGCGTTGAGGGTGGAGGTTACGATATGGCACTGATCAATCGCCGCAAGCAAAAGCGCGAGCGCGGCCGGCCGCGGATAATCGACTTGCCGCCGCACTACTGCGCGACGCCGAGTTGTACCCGCTACGCCGAGCCGCTGGCCGATTTCTGCTCGTGGTGTCTCGAGGCGCGCCGCGCGGCAACCCGCGCCGCCATCAAGCGCACCATCCGCAAGCCTGGCGACCCGCTGATGGGCACCGACCGCGAGGACCGCTGGCATGTCACGTGACGACCAAGGGGAGCCGGATGGCGCGTGATACGTCGATAGTCGTCCTACGCCAGATCGAGGGCGAGCGCCTGCTCTCATACACCCGCGAGCAAGTCTATAAGGTGCTCTACCACAACGGCCCGCTGACGGCGCGCGAGGTTGACCGCGCCATCGGCGACGGCTCGCACGACCCGGCCAAGCGGCTGTCAGAGCTGCGCGATCGCGGCGTCGTCAAAGAGTGCGCGCCACGCGCCTGCAGGATCACCGGCCGCACCGTGCTCACCTGGGATGTGACAAGCGCGCTCCCACACGAGCCGCGGCCCGGGCTCCAAAAGCTCTACGACCGACGTAGCCGCCTCATCAAAGACCTCAAGCGCGTCGATGACGAGATACGCAACCACGGCACCACCGCCACCAAGCAAGGGGAGATGTTCGGATGAGAGCCTTAGCCATCGCCGCCACCATACTCGCCGCCGCCACCATCGCGCACGCCGACGCCTGGGAATACGAGGACGCCACCGCAGCCGCGCAGCTCAGCCACGCCCACGGCGTGCACCGCATGCTGCTGCACCTCCATACCGCCGTCTACGAGGGCGCGCCATACCGCGACGTGCGCATCGACACCAGCGCCTACCTGCTCATCCGGCTCGCCGAGTACACCGACCCATGGCTGCTCGCCGGCATGAAAGACGCCATCGCCGCAGTGCGCAACCTCCGCCACGACGGCCATAGCGCCGCGGTGCAAGCACGCCAAATCTCCAATTTCTGCGGCTACTACCCGCCGCACCGTATACGCGACCTCATCGCCGCACGCGACGAGTGGCAGATAGCCCAGCGCGTCACCGCCATCCTCGGGGAACACACTTGGTGAGTGCCTGGCGCTACCGTCACCCGCTGCGCATCAAACCGCGTAGGCAGCGCATGGACCGTGAGAACATCCCACCGGGCGGCTGGGTGCTGTTCACTAAGCAACGCCTCATCCGAACGGTCATCACCGACTGCCCACGCTGCGGACGCGACCATGCCGAGCCGCTGACGTTCACGTTACTGACCCGGCCAAGCGAAGAATGGGATTACTGGGCGACGTGCCCCACCAACGGCGAGCCGATACTCATACGCACGGCGGTGCGCAACCGCCCGCCGCCGCGGCACGACCACCCCATGCCACTGCTCACACGCGAGGGCGGGCACCCATGAGCTACCGGCGTATCAAGATCCACTCGCCCAAGCTCTGCGAGCAGGAACGCTGCAACAACGTCGCCACCTCGTCTATCGTCCTCGACCACGAGCTACAGCAGGGCCGCACCGTGCGCATGCGCGTCTGCGAGAAATGCGCCATCGCCCTCATCGCCGAGGACGCCGAGCTTGCGCGCAAGGGCGGCTGGCATACAGATTCCACCTACCGGCGGCGCGATTATCGCTGATAACAACGCCATATTAGTGCGCTTTTGGCTGGAAATACGCCAATCTGAGGCGTAATATGGCCAATAAGGATTGCTAACAACATGCCATGGGAGAAGGGAAAGAGCGGCAACCCCAAGGGCAGACCAAAGGCGGGGCTCGCCATGAGCGAGCTTATCGTCAAGCTGCTGGAGGCCGGCCCAAAAGCCGCCATCCGTAAAGCCATCGAGACCCAGCCCGAAGCCGTCAAGCGCAAGTGGATGGTCGCCGAGGCGCTCGTCAACCGCGCCATCGACGGCGACACCAAAGCCATTCAGCTCGTCCTCGAGTACATGGAAGGCAAGCCCACCCAGCGCATCGAAGCCACCACCGAGAGCACCATCATGGTCGCCCACGAGGACACCATCGATGACAAGCTCGCAGCCATGCGCCACCAAGTGCTGGCCGCTGGGAATGGCGCCGGCTGATGGGTAAGACAGAGATGCAGCGCGCCATGCCGCGACCGCAGCCAGGCTACCGGCCGACCCCCGGACCGTTAGCGCATGACGGCCAGTGCGAGGTCTGCGATACATTCACCAACGTCGCCAAGCTGGGCGCTCTGGTGTTGTGTGAGGGATGCGCAAAGGTCACAGGGGCACTGCACAAGAGCAGGCACTACATGGTGAAGCCGACGGCGCCGCCACCAGGGCAGCGACCATTACCGCCAGACATCGTGCTGCGGCGCTATTGAGTGCCCGTAGCCAGCCGCACAGAGCCAGACTGGACACCTAAACAGCTCGAGCTGCTCAACCTACTCAGCGACCCCGACGTGTGGGCCGTCTTGGCATATGGCGGCTCCCGATCGGGCAAGACGCGCGCTATCTGCGAGTGGATGGTACGCGTGGCCCTCTACTACCCAGGTATCCGCATGCTCGCGGCACGCTTCCGCCGTATCGACGCGCAAACCTCGCTATGGCGCGAGACGCTGCTCGACGAGGTGCTCAACTCGTACCCGTCCACCCTCTACAAGCTCAACCGCTCGGACTTGCGCATCGAGTTTGGCAACGGCTCGGAGATCTGGGTGGATGGCATGCAAGAACGCGAGCGCGTCGAGCGCATCCTCGGCCGCGGCCTCGCGCTCATCTTTCTCAACGAGGGAAGCCAGATCGCATACGAGGCCTACACCTACGCCCGCACCCGCATGAGCCAGCTAATACCCGGCTGGTCGCACAAGATCATCGTCGACGAGAACCCGCCAGGGCCGCAGCACTGGACGCACCGCATCTTCATTGACCACCTCGAGCCACGCGACCGCCGGCCACTCGACCCCGACCGCTACCGGTCCCTCAAGATCAATCCCACCGACAACCCGCACCTACCGCCGCAGTACCTCGAACAGCTCGCCGACATGCCAGCCGACGATCGCGCGCGGTTCCTCGAGGGCCTATTTCGCGCACCGGCTGGCGCCATCTACGGCCGGCTGCTGACAGACGCGACCTGGGTCACCGAGGTGCCAGGCTGCGAGAAGTACGTCGTCGGCGTGGACCTCATCACTTACCGCGGCGTGCTGGTGGGGATGCGCCGTGTACGCCAGAACGACAAGCCCGAGTGGCAGGTGTGGTGCATAGACGAAATCGTCATGCCACCCGGCGCGATAGCGCGCGAGCTCGACGCGGCCATGCACGAGGCGTGGTATGAGAGCTACCGGTACCACGCCTACATCGACCACAACCTCGGCGAAGGCGGGACGCGCGAGATCCGGCAGTCGTCGCTGGCCAACAAGGGCGCCGGCTCAGTGGAGGCCGGCATCGCCACCCTGCAGGGCGTCATGGAGCGTGGCTTGTTTCACGTACACGTCAATTGTGCTACTTTGCGTTACGAGGTCGAGAATTACCGGCGCGACGAGAACCAGCAGATCATCAAAGAGGATGACCACCTGTGCGACGCGCTACGCTACGCCGTGCACTCGTCGACCCAAGTGAGGCGCTTTCGGCTGGCATGAGTATCTGGCAACGAATCACCAAGACGCTGCGGCGTCTCAACCCGCTCAAGCTCCTACAGATGCAACACGGCGGTGACCGCCGCTGGTGGACCGACCGACTACCCCGCACCAAGTACGACTACGTCGAGGAGGTGGGCGACAAGCTCGCCTCGTCCACCGTCATGGCACCGGTGCTCTGGATCGCGCGCACTTTCCCCGAGGCGCCCGTCGTCCTACGCCGTGACGAGGACATCGAGCGCGACGCGCCCATGCTCGAGCTGCTGCGCAAGCCCAACGCCTTTTACTCGGGCACGCAGATGTGGATGGCCACCATCCTCGCGCTCAACCTCGGCGGCAACGCCTACTGGCTCAAGGTGCGCGACGGTATCGGCGCCGTCACCGAGCTCTGGTGGGTGCCGCCCGACATGATTGAGCCGCGCTGGCCGGACACCGGCGACGTGTTCATCTCTCACTACGAGTACAAGCCCAAGGGCGAGACCATCCTCGTACCGCCCGAGGACGTCGTACACCTGCGCTGGGGCATCGACCCGCGCAACGCGCGCAAGGGCATGTCACCGGTCGACTCGGTGCTGCGCGAGGTGTTCACCGACGACGAGGCATCCAACTTCACCGCCTCGCTACTGCGTAACGGCGCCGTGCCTGGCGTGGTGATTTCTCCAGCCTCGGACATCGACCTCGATGACGATGAGTTCGAGGCCACCAAAGAGCAGGTGCAAACCGACTTCGGCGGCGACAACCGCGGCCGGCCGTACGTCGCCCAAGGCCCGGTCAAGATCCAACAGTACACCTGGAGCCCGCAGCAGCTCGACCTCGCCAAGATCCGCAACATCCCCGAGGAGCGCGTCTGCGCCGTGCTTGGCGTGCCGGCCTCGGTGGTTGGCTTCGGCACCGGCCTCGAGCAAACCAAGGTGGGCGCCACGATGGAGAGCCAGCGCGAGCAGGCGTATGAGTCGTGCATCATCCCCACCCAGCGGATGGTGGCCGAGGATCTGCAGACGCAGCTCGTGCCCGACTTCGAGGCCGACCCCAACGCCGTGCTGGTGGAGTTCGATCTCTCCAAGGTGCGGGTACTGCAAGAGGACCAGAACGAGCTCGCCAAGCGATGGGGCACGCTGTTTGGGGCGGGGCTGGTACGGCGCGACACCGCAAAGCAGGCGCTCGGCATCGAGAGCGACCCAGGCGACGAGGTATACGCCATCCCGGCGAGCGTGCGGCTGGTAAGCGCCGCCGCCAGCGTCGAGGAACAGCAGATGGCCACCGGCACCAGCGCCGAGCCAGAGCCCGAGGGCGAGACAGAGCCGGTACCCGAGGAATTGCGTGCCGCGCTCGCGGCCGACATCAAGGCGGCGCTCGACAGCCACCACGCGCGCACCCTGGACCGTCTTGACGAGTCTGACATCCGCAGCCGTGCGGTGATCGAGGCGGCGCAACAGCGCAACGACGATCTGGTGCGGCAGGTGTTGCTGACCCGTGACGAGAAGGCGGGCCAACCAGTGGAGCGACAGCTCCGCATCATCCGCGGCAAAGACGGCGCCATGGCCGGCGCCGAGATAACCGAGCAACCAGCAGATGGCGATTCGACTGGCTGAGCAAACCGCCAACGCAGAGGCCGACATGATCGGGCACATGCTCACTGGGGGGAGCCTCTACATCTACGCAGGCCAGCGTCCGGCAAATGCCGATCGCGCCATCAACGGGCAGCGCATGCTCGCCCACCTACGCTTTACGACGTTCGCCCGTGCCGAGGGCGGCGTATGCCTGGCGCACGAGATGGAGCCCGAGCTCGCCGCACCGGTCAGCGGCACCGCGCGCTGGTTCCGCGCCACCAACGCAGCCGACGCGCCGGTACTCGATGGCGCCGTGGGCGACGAGCTGGTGCTCGACAACGTGGAGATAGCGCAGGGCGCGCGCGTGGCCCTGGGCGAGTTTGCTTACAAGGTGACGATGCGCTAATGGCCATCACCCGGACCGCCAAGGGCACGGCGAGCACCAAGACGGCAACCACCGTTGCCACGCTCTCGAGCGTCTCGGTCAATCAGGGCACGACGTTGGTGGTGGCGGTAGCTTTCGACCCGGCTGACGGAAACCCCGACACCGTCAAGATCGGCAAGAAAGAAATGAAGTTTGTGCGCGGCCAGGGCAACGCCGGTGCGAGCTTGCGGTGCCGCGTCTACAAGAAACGCATCGGCCGCACCAACTCCCGCGACGTTGACGTCAACTGGACCTCAGGGCCGACCAGCAAGGTGGTGTGCATCATCGCCACCGAGATCACCGAGACTGGCGCCGAGGACGTGGGGCAGTCGCGCGAGCAGGACGCCACGACCAACCCGTCGAGCTCGACGCCAGGCAACGCCCCCACCTCCACCGTCGCCGACTCCATCAGTCTGTGCTACTACGCCAGTAGAGGACCGAGCGGCGACACGGCGGGTACGGCTGGCTCGGGGCATACACTCGGCAAGGTGCTCACGCCCATCACCGGCACCGCGGCTATGGAGCAGGCGCTCTCGCAGATCGAAGCCAGCGGCGGCAACCTGCGCGAGCTCAACGCCGAGGAGATGGAGTTGCTTGAGCTGTTCATGACGGGCGAGCTGTGATCACCAAGCAGACCGAGGCCGAGATACTGGCGCTGCACGCCGCGCAGATAGCGGTATTCGAGCGCATATCTGACGAGTGGGCCGAGTCGCTGGTGGTCGATCTGCAGCGGGAGGCCGAGCAGGTAGCCGCCGGCTACGACGGCCAGGAATTCAACGGCGACGAGGATAGCCCGCTAATTGGGCTGCTGCTATTCCTGGCGCCTATCGCCTTCCCCGCCTATGACGCCATCTACCGGCGCACGCTACGCGAGACCGCCGCCGCCATCGGCGAGAGCACCGGCATCCGCGTTCCTGTGAGCTCGCACCTGGAGCGCGTCATTCTCGAGGAGGGCGGCACGCGCCGCGGCTTGCTGGATCTGGACGACGACGCGCGGCGGTCGCTGTTCCGTGCGCTGAGCGAGGCACGCGAGGCCGAGCTCGGGCTCGAGCAGACCCGCGAGCGCATCACCGACCGGGTGGCGGCGGGCCGATACCGCACGGTTGAGACGCGGGCGAGCGTGATAGCACGCACCGAGGTCAAGCACGCGCAGAACGTGGCAGCGATCGAGATATACGGCGCCTCGGGCCGGGTCAACAGAATCCGCATCGTGGACGGGCTCAGCGGCGACACCGACGAGCCGTGCATGGAGATTAACGGCCGCATCGTGACCGTCGAGGAGGCGCGGCTAATCCCGACGCTGGCGCACCCCAACTGCACGCGGGGCTTTATCCCGCTGGTGGAGCCAGAGGCGCGCGGTAGTATTGAAGTTGCAGAAAAGTATACAGTGGGAGGCAACCAGATGGGCGAAGCAGTCAAGGCACTCGCGCTCGACGATCTCAAGATTGACGGCGACGGCGGCACGTTTAGCGCCCGCTTCGCCACACTGAACGTGAAGGACCATGACGGCGACGTGATCACCACGGGCGCCATCGGCAAGCAAGACGTCAAGATCAGCCAATACAACCACGGCTCATGGGGCGAGGGCGCCGACGCTCTGCCCATCGGCGTGGGCAAGGTGTACGAGTACGGTGGCCAGGCGCGGGTCAAGGGCGAATTCAACCTCGACAACCCCGCCGCCGCCGCCACCTACCAGACCATGAAATGGCTGCACTCCAAGGGCCACTCCCAGGAATTCAGCTTCGCGCTACCCGACGTCGACGTCGAGATGCGCGAGCTTGATGGCGAGGTGCTACGGCACATCACGCGGGTGAGCATTCCCGAGGTGTCGCCGGTAATGATGGGCGCCGGCATCGACACGGCGCTGCTTTCGATCAAGGGCCGCGGCATGCGGCTCGCCGAGCACATCGAGGCCACGCTCGAGGGTATCGACGCCCTCATCGCGCGACTTGGCGACGTAGCCGAGAAGCGACACGCAGACAACAAACCGTCGGGCATATCCGACACTCACATGGCCAGGGTCGAGCTACTGCAAGCGAAGCTCGCCGAGCTGGTGGACGTACCCACCGGTGACACTGAGGACGACTTACCGCCCAACGTGCTGGATGCTGCATTTCTGACACTCACCAACATCCAAGCGAGGAAAAGAGAACATGGCTGATACACTCGTAGCCAAGCGCGAGGAGCTCGCCGCCAAAGAGAAGCGGATGGCGGACATCCTCAAGGAAGCGGGGCCGGATCGTGATTTCTCCAAGATCACCAGCCTCGAGGGCGACAGTGCCGCCAAGGCAAAGAGCATCCAGGCGCTCGATGCCGAACTGAATGACCTGTTCGATGGGGTCAAAGCGATGGCCGACGCCGAGGAATCCCTCAAGGCGCAGGCTTTGCGGGACGCTTCGGCAGAGGCCGAGGCGGGCGCGGCGAGCCGCAAGGAGCGGCGCCAGGGACCACCGGGCGGGCACGCTGGCCAAGCACCGGCCAAGCCGGCCGTCGAGCTGCCATTCGGCAAGGCGTTTGTCGACTCCGCGGCCTACAAGGGCTTTCGCCAGCGCGTGCCGGCGCACCTGGACATCGACGTCAAGACGCTGTTCCAGACCACCGCCGGCTGGGCGCCAGAGAGCACCCGCAGCGGATTCCTGCTCGAGGACGCGCAGCGCCCCATTCAGATCACCGATCTGATACCGGGCGCGCCGACTCAGCAGGACGCCTACAAGTACATGGAGGAAACCACTTTCACCAACAACGCGGCGGAAGTGGCCGAGGCCGGTACGTATGGCGAGGCCGCACTCGCGCTGACCGAGCGCACGCAGATCGTCGAGAAGATCGGCGTCTGGCTCCCGGTCACCGACGAGCAGCTCGAGGACGTGGCGGGCGCCGAGGCGTACGTCGAGAGCCGCCTACCGTTCATGATTCGGCAGCGCCTCGACTCGCAGATCATCAACGGCGATGGGGTCACTCCCAACCTGTTGGGGATTCTCAACAAGCCGAGCATCCAGACTCAGGCCAAGGGCGCCGACCCGGTGCCGGACGCCATACACAAGGCGTTCACCAAGATCATGGTCACCGGGCGTGCGATGGCCAACGCCATCATCATGCACCCCAACGACTGGGAGGAGCTCCGGTTGCTGCGCACCGCCGACGGTGTGTACATCTGGGGGCCGCCTTCCGATCCTGGGACACCACGCATCTGGGGCCGGCCGGTGGTGCAGGCCGACAGCATCGCCGAGGGCACCGCGCTGGCGGGCGACTATGCGAATCATTCGCGGCTGTTCACCAAGCGGGGCATGGACATCCAGGTCACCAACTCGCACTCGACGTTTTTCATCGAGGGCAAGCAGGCGATTCGCGCGGATATCCGCGTTGTGATGATCGTTTTCCGGCCCGAGGCGTTTTCAACTATTACGGGCATCTGATCGGTACGGTGACAAGGTAGAGGCTGAAATGGTATCGTGGACGCATGGAGATACAGAGAACGTGTCCGGTCTGCGATACCGCCTTTACCATTCCGCGATGGAAAGGCCCGACCGCCAAGCGTCCAAGGCAGGGCATGTATTGCTCGCTCGAATGCAAGCGAAAGGGTGCGGCACGACGGCTGCAAACTCCCGACGGCGGGCGATATGTCACGCCACAGGGCTATGTCATGGTGCGCGTCGGCCACGGCCGAGGGGCGGAACATCGCGCGGAACATCGTATCGTGGTGGAGCGAGCTATTGGCCGGCGGCTCTCAAGTGATGAGCATGTGCATCACATCAACGGCAACCGCCAAGACAACCGCCTTGAAAATCTGGAGGTCCTCAGCAATGCGGAACACCAGAGGGTGCACGACCACGCAGCCAAGTGGCGCAAGCCAAAGGTCGCGTGTAAGTGTCAGCAGTGTGGGGCGGTGTACTGGCGGAAGCCGAGCAGAGCGGCCATCACCAAATACTGCTCGCGCTCGTGTCGATCTCGGGCCGTCTCGACGGCTCGATGGGCAAAAGTCAGGAGTGGCTAAATCATGAGCGTAATGGAGCGGGGGCTAATCGACCCCCAGGCGCATGAGCGACTGCGGCAGGTGGACGTGACCATCACGTCTGCCGAGCTGCTGGCGCTCAACGCTACCCCGCAGACCATAGTTGCTGCGCCAGGTGCAAACCTGGCCAGCATCTTTGTGGGCTGCATGGTTCACAAGCCGGCGGGCACAGCCTACGCCGGTATCGCAGCGGGCGAGGATCTCGCGATCAACTACACCAACGGCGCAGGCCTGCAGGTGGCCTCAATCGAGACAACCGGCTTTCTCGATCAGACCGGCGCTGAGACGCGCTGGGCGCATGCCTACTCGGCGGCGTCCGCCATCTCGAGCATCACGCCGGTGGCGAATGCGGTGCTGGTGATGCAGTTGCTCGTGGGTGAGATCACCACGGGTGACAGCGACCTCAACATCCGCGTTTTCTATCGCATCGTCCCGACGGTTCTCTAATGGCGGGCACTGTCGTTGAGACACATGGGCGGGCCTTGGGCGGTATCGGTGTTGTCACGCTGACATGCACCGCAGATGCGGCCGATGGCTCGTTCCCGGCGACGGCGCTGACCACCAAGATTGGCGGGCGTGTGGTGGCTCTGGAAACCAACCCAGGGTCACCGGCGCCCACCGCCAATTATGACATCGTGCTCACCGACGCAGAGGGCTACGATGTGCTGCAAGGCTTGGCGGCAAACCGATCGGCAACGGTCACCGAGAAACCCCCGATTGTCTACTCAGGCACGTCGTTGCATCCGGTAGTGGCGGGCGAGGACACGTTGACGTGGACGATCACGGGTAACGCGGTCAACAGCGCGGTTATCGTGGGGCGCGTTTTCTATGAGGGCGCCGACGGGTAAGATGGCTCTGGTCATCAATAGGGGAGGCAGCGAACCAGTGGCAGACCTATATGAGTTGAAAGCGCGGACCTGGCTGACAGCCGATCGCGCAACCGCCGTACCAGACGGCGACCCGGCGGCAGCGTTCCTGCTCGGCAACGAGGGAACCAAGATCACCGAGAAGCAAGCCATCGAGCTCGGGCTGATCAAGCCAGCCACCAAGCAGGTCGACAAGCCG